ACCAACCTTTTCAACCCGGAGAGTTCAGAGATGTTGATGCGCCAGGCGGAAATATTAAAGATCAGTTTCAAATTTTACCTTTTAAAGAGCCAAGTGCAACTTTATTTCAACTTTTAGGCTTTGTAGTACAAGCAGGACAAAGATTTGCATCGATTGCAGACATGCAAGTTGGTGATGGAAACCAACAAGCAGCTGTTGGGACTACAGTTGCTCTCTTGGAGCGTGGTTCTCGTGTCATGAGTGCTATTCACAAGCGTTGTTACTACGGAATGAGACAAGAATTTAGACTTTTAGCAAAAGTTTTTGCTGATTACTTACCTCCGGTGTATCCATACGCAGTTACAAACGCAGATAGGTTTGTAAAATTAAAAGATTTTGACGACAGGGTAGATGTAATACCTGTTGCAGACCCAAATATTTTTTCTATGACACAAAGAGTAACTTTAGCGAACGAGAATTTAAAAATTGCAGTATCAAATCCACAAATGCATAATTTAAGAGAGGCTTACAGAAGAGTTTACGAAGCTTTAGGTACAAAACACATTGATGCATTATTAAAACCAGAAGTTCAACCTAAACCTGAGGATCCGGCAACTGAAAATGCTAAAGCATTACAAACACAACTACTAAAAGCGTTTCCTCAACAAGATCATGAGTCGCATATGGCAGCCCATAGAGCGTTTATGGCTACGAGAATGGTTCAAATAAACCCAATGGTGTATGCATTACTTCAAGGACATATTTCAGACCATATTGCGTTACAAGCTCATGGAGAAGTAGGTAACTTAGTACAAGAATCCCCAGAGATGCAACAACAAGCACAAATGGATCCTGAAGGATTTAAAGTGCAGTTTGATTCTATGGTTGCAAAAAGAATTGCTGAGATAACTACAGCTTTAGCTCAAGAAGAAGCAGGTGGGCAAAAAGAAGATCCATTAGTTGCCTTGAAACAAAGAGAATTAGATTTAAGAGCTATGGACATGCAAAGAAAAGCACAAGAAAATGTAGAATCTGAAGAAAGAAAAGCTGGAGAGTTTGACGAAAGAATAGATCTTGATAAAATGAAGTTAGAATCTTCAGAAGATCAAGCAGAAGAAAGAATTAGAATTGCAGAAGAAAAAATTGACTTAAACAGAGAGAAACAGAATGAAAGTAAACAACAAAAGAGTTAGAAAATTTAGAGGTGGTGGTGCTGACATGGGTGACCCAGGAAGAGCTCAAGAAAGAGCTGATAGGGGTTATGGATCTACTGCTGGAGTAGACAGAAGTGCGGTAGGACCTGGTTCAAATTACGCAAATAACGTAGCGGCTCAAACATCTAAAACAACTAAGACAGGAAATGCAACAGCTAAAACATTTAACCCGGTTACAACAGGATTAAATTTAGCAGGTTCATTAATAGGTAAAGTTCCTGGTGTAGGTTATGCGGTTCAAGGAATTACAGCATTAGGTAAAGGTTTACAAAAATCAACAAGAACTAAAACTGCAAGAGGTGAAACTATTTTTGGTAATGTTAAAACAGGGAATGCAGGAATGCCTATTACAAGAGATTATTATAGAACAGAAGGTACACCTTTAGATGTAACGAGTCCAAAAGGAACTCAATATATGAAAGACGCTGGATTTTTAAAAGGACCAAAACCTACAACTGATGGCGGCGGTGGAGAGGACAATAGAAAAAGTTTATGTCCAGATGGAACTAATCCTCCATGTAAATTACCAGCAACTCAAATTAAAAATCCTGTTTCAACACCTAATACTTTTTTAAGTGGTTTTAAAGCATACGATGATGGTGGTGAAGTTATAATATCCTCTAACGTAGATAAAAGTTTACTATGATAAAAAATAAAAGACTTACAACAACTGTAGCTCCTAAAAAAGGACCTAACTCACAAGTACCACCTATTAAATTAAATGATGGTGGAATGGGTTGTGGTTGTGATGTATGCATGCAAGAAAATTCAAGAGGCGTTAAAGGAATTCAAGTAAAAGGTTTTAATTTTCAAGGAGTAAGATAATGTTAAAAAAAATATGGAAGTTTATAGTTGATTCAGTAACCCCTAGCAGACAAGAACAGGTTGCTGTTAAATCACATTGTAATAAACATGATAAATATAAAAAAGGTTGTCCAACTTGTAGGTTATTAAATGCCAAGTAGTACAGCAAAAAAAGTTTTAGCAAATAATCCAGAGAAGCAAATACTTTTTGATAATTTAATGAAAACAGAATATGATCCTAGTATGTCACATGAAGCAAATACTAGTAATGTTCTTGGTTTAATTAGATTAAAAGATATGGGGCCTAAATCTATACCTGGTAAATCCTCAGGTGGAGAAATAGAGTTAAAAAAAGGTAGCGAATACATAAAAGATCTGTTATAAGATCGAGTGTTTGACGAACTCACAAAAAAAGAACAATTAATATTCTTAGCAGGGCTATTCGAAGGTGAAGGCTGGTTCGGAATTCAAAAAAAGAAAGAAGGACACACTCCTGCAGCAGTTTTGGAAGTGCAGATGTCCGATGAAGAAGTTGTTATACTATTTCAACGATATTTAAAAACAAATAGAAACATTCGTAAGAAAAGCAAAAAAGAAAAAGCACACTACAAAGATATTTACAGGTTTTCTATAAAAGGTTACCGTGCTTTACACCTTATGGAGGAGATGCTACCATATTTATGCAAAAGGAGAAAAGAACAATATTATGATGTGGTTAAATCTATTGGGAATGGGCCTAAAAACTGGAGCTCACCTATATTCAAACCGTCAGAAGACTAAACAAGCAATGTCTGATGCACAGTTAATGCATGCACAAAAAATGAGTAGTGGGCAATTAGAGTATTCTGGAAAATTACTAGAAGCTAGACAATCTGATTGGAAGGACGAATTTATTTTGCTTTTGCTGTCAATTCCAATCGTAATGCTGGGATGGTCAGTCTGGTCAGATAATCCCGAACATATGGAAAAAATGGAATTATTCTTTTTGCATTTTGGAAATCTACCTTTTTGGTATCAAACAATTTTCGTAGGAGTCATTGCGAGTGTCTATGGACTTAAAGCAACAGATCTAATTAAGCGAAAATAGTTCAGATCTTTACAAAACGTAAATAGTTGCTATAACTACTATATGATTAGAGGTGATAGCACAGATTATGAATTACTTATTAAATGGAGTAAGGGATTCGATTGCCAAGGTTTTAAATCATGTGAAATCGGAGTTCGTGAAGGACTTGGTTCTAAAATTATTATGGATAATATCATTAATAATTATATTCATGTTGGTGTGGATCCTTACGGTAATTTAAATTATCAACATTACGATAGCACAGGTTCTTACACTTGTGATTACACGGATCAGATGAGAGATACAATGCTAAATGATTTTTATTCTTACAGGAATGAAGGTAAGTTTACTTTATGTAACATGACCGATACAAAATTTATGAACCATACAGAACATAAGGATTCTAAGTTTGCATTTGTGCATTTTGATGGTCCCCACATGACTAAAGATGTTATCACTGAAGCTGTTTGGTTTGCGAACAGAGCAGCCCCAAAAACTAGATTTATTTTTGATGATTTTACTAAGTATAACCAAAGTTTAATAAACGAAACTCTTACACATTTTGGTTTCTTAGTTATAGAAGAGGGTGAAAACAAAATCTGTTTAGAAAAAAATGAATCTTGATCTAAATACACTAGACGCTATAAAGCACTATATTAATAAACAAATTAAACAAGTTAAAGAAGATATAGTGTACGGTATAGACACAATCGACAACCTCAAGTATGCTAAAGGGAAACTCAGCGGATTAGAAACGCTGCTTCAGGATCTTAAAGACCTGCAGAGAAATGAGGAGAATGTCGATGACGATAATACAAACGGATCCTTTAATAGGGATTAAAAAAAAGGGTGAGGCTGCACCTGATTCAAATGAAACAGCTATACCTACTGATAAAGCAGGTATTGATAAATACCTTGAACTAATACCGAAACCAGTTGGTTACAGACTTTTAGTTAGACCTTATTCAGGTCCTAAAAAAACTAAAGGTGGAATTATCTTTACTGACACAGCAAGCGAAACAATTCAAATGACAACCGTTGTTGGTTTAGTCGTTGCGATGGGGGATCTTTGTTATCAAGACAATGATAAATTTCCTAAAGGACCTTGGTGTGAAACAGGACAATTTGTAATCTACGGTAGATATGCCGGTTCAAGATTTAAAACAAAATATGGTGAGCACCGTATTTTAAACGATGATGAAATCATCGCAACCATAAGTAAACCAGAAGATATTCTGCACTTATATTAAACGTTAAGGAGAAAACATCATGGCTGATGCACAGGAGCGAGCTAACATACAACCTGAGGTTGAAATTGATCTTGATGACGTAAAGGAAACAAACGTCCAGGTTGAAGAAACTATACAGGAAGAATCAAAAGAACCAAATTTAAATTCTGGTGAAGTTGATTTAGGTTATACTGATCACGATAAAGAGCAACCAAAAGAAAAAGTTGCATATGAAGAAGTTCAGGAAGAACCACAAGAAGAAACAAAAAGCGAGGTAGAAGACCTTACTCAAGTTTCAGATCAAGTCAAAAAGAGAATTGATAAACTTACAAGAAAATTTAGAGAGTCTGAAAGAAGAGAACAGGCAGCTTTAGATTTTGCTAAAGGTTTACAAAAAAAGTATGAGGATTCTGAATCTAAATATGATTCTGCAGATGAGAAATACTTAACTGAATTTGATGCTAGAGTTGATTCTCAAAGAGAAGAAGTCAAAAGAAAACTGAAAGAAGCGATTGAAAGTAATGATTCAGATAAAATCATGGAATCAAACGACGAACTTGTTCGGCTATCTATTGAAAAAGAAAAAGCTAGGATTAAACTTGCAGATAGAGAGTCAAGATTAAAACAGCTTGAGGAACAAAAGAATAGCGTTAAAGAAGAGCCAAAATACTCAGAACAAGACGTAGTACCCGCACAACCTAGTACACGAGCTAGGGATTGGGCAGGTGATAATACGTGGTTTGGTAATGATAAAATCATGACCAATGCAGCAATGACGGTGCACGAAGATCTAGTGGGCATAGGTGTTGATGTAGAGAGCGATGAGTATTATAATGAGATAAACAAACGAATGAAGGAAAATTTCCCTCACCGTTTCGTTACTCAAGAGCAACGAAGACCCGTCCAAAAGGTTGCTTCTGCCGGTAGAACCCAGCAGGGACGTAGATCTGTGAGACTCACCAAGTCACAGGTGGCTATTGCCAAAAAATTAGGGGTGCCACTAGAAGAATACGCTAAATTCGTGAAGGAGGAATAGCAAATGAGTGATAAAATAAATAGAACTTCGCGCGCGTCTGTTGAAGTCGAAAAAAAGAGACTACAACCATGGACGCCACCATCATCTCTGGATGCACCACCTGCGCCAGACGGTTATTGTCATAGATGGATAAGAACCGAGAGTATGGGTTTTCAAGATACGGCTAACGTATCTAAAAAAATGAGGGAAGGTTGGGAATTTGTGAGAGCAGAAGAATTGAAAAATTCTACAGGTGATCATAATTATCCAGTCATAGCTCAGGGAACTTACGCAGGTTTGATCGGGGTTGCTGGCCTTGTGTTGGGAAGGATACCGGAAGAAATTGTTAAAAGCCGTGCTGAGTATTTCAAAAGAATTACTCAAGAAAGAATCGACGCGGTGGACAACGATGTCATGAAGGAACAACGACCTGAGATGCCTATCAATATTGATAGACAATCTCGCGTAACTTTTGGTGGTGGAAACAAATCCTAATGATTTGGTAATGTTCACTCCAAAAAAAAGTAAACAACTAAACGGAGAAAATAACTATGGCTAACACAGCTGAAAAATATGGTCTAAGACCTGTAAGAAAGTTAGATGGCTCTCCTTTTATTAATGCGCAAAACAGATATAGAATAGCAGCGAACTACGGTACGCCAATTTATCAAGGTGACTTGGTAAAACCTGTTACAGGTGGTGGAATCGAAAGAGCGGTTGCTAATACTTCTGATCTTGTTGTGGGCGTTTTTAACGGAGTGTTTTACACTGACCCTACTACTCAGAAACCAACTTGGAAAAACTATTATCCAGGAACAGTTAACGCTAGTGACATTGTCGCTACTGTCGTTGATGATCCAGATGTAGTCTACTCAGTTGACTCTGATGGAGCGTTCGCAGTTGCGGACATCTTCAAAAACTTTGCAATAACAACAGCAACAGGTAACACTTTATCTGGAATATCTGAAGTTCAAATGGACTACAGTGTTTCTGGCTTAACTGTAAGTGGAACTGTTCTTCAAGCAATTGACATATCGCAAGATACTAATAGTTCAACTGCTGGAAGCGTGAACGTAGATGTATTGGTTAGAATTAATAACCATTTCTATGCTCAAGGCACAGGCATATAATAGGAGAATATAAATTATGGCTATATCAAGATCACAACTAGTTAAGGAACTAGAGCCAGGATTGAATGCACTATTCGGCCTGGAATACAATAGATACGACAATGAGCATGCAGAGATCTTCATGACTGAATCTTCGGACAGAGCGTTTGAAGAAGAAGTTATGTTATCTGGGTTTGGCACAGCAGCTACTAAAGCTGAGGGTGCTATGGTCACGTTTGACCAAGCTTCTGAAGTATATACTTCAAGATACACGCACAATACTACTGCGTTAGCATTTGCTATCACAGAAGAGGCGATTGAAGATAACTTATACGACAGATTAGCGGGCAGATATACAAGAGCTCTTGCTAGATCAATGGCGCAATCAAAACAAATCACAGCAGCTAACATTTTGAACAACAGTTTCAACACTGGTGGTTCATACAATGGTGGTGACGGTAAAGCACTTATTACTACTGATCACCCGTTAGCTACAGGTGGAACGTTCAGAAATGAACTTTCTACTGCTTCTGACTTGTCTGAAACATCGTTAGAACAATCGTTGATTGACATCGCGGCGTTCGTAGACGAAAGAGGGTTAAAAATAGCTCTTCAAGGTAGAAAAATGATAATTCCAAAAGAATTACAATTTACTGCTGAGAGAATTATGAACTCACCTTTATCTACAACTCCAGGTGGATCAGCTGCGTTTGCGAAAAACGACATCAACGCAATGATGAACATGGGTATGATTCCAGAAGGTTACAGAGTTAACCACTTCTTGACTGATACTGATGCATTCTTCATTATGACTGATGCACCAAATGGCTTGAAGAACTTCATTAGAAGTCCTATCAAAACAGCTATTGAAGGTGATTTCGACACGGGTAACGTTAGATTCAAAGCTAGAGAAAGATACAGCTTCGGTTGGTCTGATCCTAGAGGAATCTTCGGTTCTCCGGGAGCGTAATAAGATACTTTATAGGGGCGTACTTTACGCCCCTATATTTAAAGTTTATAATAGGATTTATTATGGGATATAAAAGCGACGTACAAGCAACAAGATCAACTGCAGGTAATACAGGAACAGCTGTAATTGCAGGACCAATTAGATTAAGAGGAATTATCGTTGCTAACGATGGTGTTGGAGCTGGTCTTTTAGAATTAACAACTACTTCAAATACAGGTGTAACTTTATTTATTGCAGACTGTCCAACTGGCGATGTAATTAACTTTTCTTTTCCAGAAGATGGTATACCTTTTCCAAAAGGTATCTTTGTAAAAACAAAAACAAATATTGAAGCTTTCACATTATTAACTGATAAATATTCAGCGCCAGGATTAACATATTAGGTAGAACATGGATTACTATGCTGACTTAGGTATAGAGATCGACGGTTTCGCTAAAGGTGGTATGCCTGCGCGTAATAAAAAGAACTACCGAGCTACTAAATCAGGTGCGGGGATGACTACTGCAGGTGTTAAAGCTTATAGAAGATTAAATCCAGGATCAAAATTAAAAACAGCTGTTACAGGCAAGGTTAAAAAAGGAAGTAAAGCTTCAAAAAGACGAAAGTCCTATTGTGCAAGATCTCTTGGTCAACTAAAAAATGCATCAGCTAAAACAAGAAATGATCCTAATTCTAGAATAAGACAGGCTAGAAGAAGATGGAAGTGCTAATGATTAAGAATTTTAAAGACATAGTAATACTATTAATTACAAGTGGTGTTCTAATTTTATTAGGTACTATTATTGTTGGAGATTATATTGTAGCATTAGAAGAAAATAGACCAGTAGATGATAGTGTAATAACCTTAATGAAGATGTCGGTTACAGGATTAATTGGAGTTATTGGTGGTTACATTGGTGGTAGTAAATGAGAGATTCAAAATTAATAGAACAGTTCCTAAAAACAAAATATAAAAAAGTAAAAGAAATGATTTTATTTAGAAGCCTTAAAAAAGAAGTAGAAATAGGGGCTAACGGAACTCAAGACTATATTATTAAAAAGGGCGTAAATAAAGACACAATAGCTAAAAAGTAATGTCTAAAATATATTGGTGTGTTGTAGATATATTTATTTATCTTATGCTATCATTAGTTTTTTTAATAACTTTATTAGGAATATTTTTTAGAACCATGATAGATAAATTTTGTTATAAATTCTTTGGAGCATTAGATTCTATCTGTGAATGGATAGCTGAAAAGTTAGCTGGTAAAAGATGTAAGTGTAAAAAAGGAGTAAAGAATGATTGATCAAATTAAAGAACAAATTAAAGATGCAGCGATGCATTATTGGACAGACCACAAAGCAGCAGTAATTATTGTTTCGATTGTATTAATTATTGCAATTATAAAGTAGATTCTAATTAATATGGAGTGTGCTAGTGTGAACTATTATTTTACAGGAGCTTTAATTATTGGATTTATTATACTAACAATATTAGTGGCACCCTTATGAGTAGAAAAACTAATACTATGTTAATTGGATTGTTAGGTACGATCCTACTGGGACTTGCTACATGGACATTAGTCACACTTATAGAACTTCAGTTAATGGTAACTATGATTCAGTCGGACTTAATGTCTATTGATAAACAATTTGGAAGGGTTTATAATTTCATCGATTCAGTTAGACAAAAATAATGACAAATTGTAAAAAATGTAAAAAGGAATTCGAAGCTAAAGAAGAACTAGATATGTTCTGTAGTGACGAATGTAAACAGGAAGCACTAGCTGATCTTGACAGTGACAGCGATGAGTGTTTATCTTGTCAATAAATGAATCTTTCCCGAAATTTCACTCTTCAAGAATTAATTAAATCCGACACTGCTGTCCGTAAGGGCATAGATAACAACCCCAACTCAGATCAGATAGCAAAACTAAAATTACTGTGTGATAATATTTTACAACCCGTCAGAGATCATTTTGGTCCTGTAGTTGTGACATCATGTTATAGATCTCCAGAGTTATCAGTTGCAATCGGTAGTTCAGTTAATAGTCAGCACTGTGATGCGGAAGCCGTTGATTTCGAATGTCCAGGAGTTGATAATGCAGAGCTCTGCGATTGGATATATAGTAATCTTGATTTTGATCAAATGATTCTCGAGTTCTACAAAAAAGGAGAACCTAACAGCGGGTGGTGTCATTGTAGTTATGTTGAAGATAAACCTAGGAAGCAGTTCTTGCATGCATTTAGAGAAGAGGGTAAAACTAAATATAAACCAATAATAGGAAAGGCAGTAGATTTATAATGGCAATAACAAGAGCACAGATGGCTAGACAATTAGAAACTGGTCTAGGGTCATCAGATAAAAGAAAATTTGATAAAGTAATCGCAAAAACACATGGAAAAGTCTATAAAGAAAAGAAACCCGGTCGCAAGAACCCTCTTACAAAGACGTTTACTGTTTAGCCCTAAGGTGGTACAATCAAAGAAGTTATATAACCGCAAACAGCAGAAGTTATACACTCTGAATGCCGCGGCACAAAAGGAGATTTAAATGGCTAAAAAAGGACCTTGTTGGGAAGGGTATGAAATGATTGGAATGAAATCCAAAGGTGGAAGAAAAGTTCCTAACTGTGTTAAGAAAGCTAGTGAAGGCTCGCTTGCGGAATATCAAGGTAAATTTATTAAACATGATTCAGGTGGAATAGATTTATCAAATAAAAATTTATCAGAATATTACGGAGATTTATTAAAATAATGGATGAAGCAACTGAATATAAAGCTTACTTAAAAGCATTAAAAGAAGCAACGGATTCTGTCAAAGGTGACAAACAGGATAAAGCTGCAAAAGCTGCAGCTAAAAATAAAATAATCAATCTATCTTGCGGCGGTATGGGTATCGCTGTTAAGGGTGGAAAATTCGAAGGAGTAAAATAATTATGAAGATGCAAAAGAAAATGTCAGGCGGTATGTCTGCTGGTGGTGGACACAAAAACTATAAAATGACCGGACAAATTAGTCAAGCTAAGGATGGTAAAATGATTAAAGCTAAAACAGGTAAACTTGTTGGATCTCAAAAAAAATTACCAGACGGTTTAAAAAAAGCAATTTTAGCATAAGGATGCAATGGCTACATCAGGAACTACAAGTTTTAATATCACAATCGATGAGGTTATAGAAGAAGCTTACGAAAGATGTGGCTTACGAACTAACTCAGGGCATGATATCAAATCTGCTAGAAGAAGTTTAAATCTTTTATTTTCTGAATGGGGAAACAGAGGTATCAACCTTTGGAAAGTTAAATCAGAAACTACAACACTTATTAATGGACAAGTAACTTACGACACACCTACTGATTGTAATGATGTGCTTGAAGCTGTTGTTACTACTACAGGTGGTAATCAACAAACATTAACAAAAGTATCTAGATCGGAATACATTGCGATACCTGATAAGACTATAACAGGAACACCTTCGCAGTATTATGTTAATAGACAAATCAACCCAAATATAAGTTTATATCTGGCGCCTGATACGAGTGCCGTGAGTAATATATTCTATTACTATCTTGCAAGAATCGAAGACGCAGGGGCATACACTAACACATCAGATATGCCATTTAGATTCTTTCCTTGTATGGTATCTGGATTAGCATTTTACTTATCACAAAAAGTTGCACCTGATAGATTACAAGCATTAAAATTATTATATGAAGATGAATTAAAAAGAGCATTAGAAGAAGATGGACAGAGAACTTCTGTTTATATCACTCCTAATGTTTATTACCCACAAGGATCATAATGGCTTACGCAAAAGGTAAACGTTCTCAGTCGATATCAGATAGATCAGGACAAGCTTTTCCATATTTAGAAATGGTAAAAGAATGGAATGGTTCATGGGTACATACATCTGAATTTGAAGCTAAACAACCACAACTAGATCCAAAACCACATATGGCAGATCCTCAAGCGTTATGGAATGCTAGACCACAAAGAGCTGCACCTGTAACTGTTAATTTAGATCCGCAATATTGGCCTGGACAATTTTTATCTAATGGTATGCAACCAGGAGAATCTTCTTTAGCAGAAAATAACAAGAGACAGTTGGGTGCTGCAGTAGGGAGTGTTACAATAACTACATAATGACATACGCAGAATTATTACAAAAGGTTAGAGATTATACAGAAGTTGATTCAGCTGTTTTAACAGATACTATTGTTCAAGGAATGATAAGAGATGCTGAGCTTCGTATATTTAGAGAAGTGGACGCTGATTACACAAGAGAATATGCAACAGCTAATTTAAATATTAATTCACCTTATTTAGATTTACCAAGTGCTGCTACAACAACATCTACAAGAACATCTATTATTGTTAGATCTATGCTTGTTTTTGATTCAACACAAACACCTACTACTAAAGAATATTTAGATAAAAGAGATACAAGTTTTATTTTTGAATACAATAGTACGGGAGCAACAGGGGTTCCTAAATTTTATGCAAATTGGAAAGAAACTACTATTATTATGGCTCCGGCACCAGATGCTCAATATCAGGTTCAACTAAGCTATATATACTCTCCAGAGGCTTTATCGGCTACAAATACGACAACTTACTTATCGGATAATGTTTCAGATCTATTATTCTACGCAACAATGGTTCAAGCATATGAATTCTTAAAAGGACCTATGGATATGTACAAAATCTATTCAGACAAGTATAATGGAGCTATACAAAGTTTTGCGTTAGAGCAAATGGGCAGAAGACGTAGAGACGAGTATATGGATGGAGTGCCAAGGATAAAAGTTCCTTCACCTTCACCTAATAATTAAAAATTTTAATAAGGAGAAAATAACATGGCAATATCACAAGCAGTAGCTAACTCATTTAAATCTGAAATCCTTCAAGGAATTCATGATCTAGAAAGTGGCGGAGACGCATTTAAATTAGCACTATACACATCTGCAGCAACTCTAAGTTCTGCAACAACTTCATACACAACATCAAGTGAAGTAGCAGCATCTGGAGAATACGTAGCAGGTGGTGGAGTACTACAATCACAACAAGTTTCATTAGCAACAGGCGGAGTCGCAATTGTTGATTTTGCAGACCTATCTTTCACAGGAGTAACACTTACTGCGAGAGGCGCTTTAATTTATAACGATACTGAAGCAGATAAATCAGTTTGTGTTTTAGATTTTGGTGCAGATAAAACTGCAACTTCAGGAACTTTTACAATTCAATTTCCACAATTTACTAGTTCGTCAGCTATTTTAAGAATCGCATAATTTAACAGGGAGGCCTGATGGCAGATATTACAGTACAGGTATCGTCAGCAGGTCTTACTGCATTTGGAGCTTCATCATGGTCGTCAGAATCTTATGGTGGAGACAATTCTACTAGTACAACTATTGGATCTATAGACGCCTTTAACAACGAAGGTTGGGGAAGATTAAGTTGGAATTCATTAGTTTGGGGACAAGATTTTCAAAATATAACAGTACAAGTAAATACACCAGGTAACCCTACTTTATGGGGTGGGGATGTTTGGGGTGATGCTTCCTGGGGTCAAATCACTGGAATGGATACTGACCTAGGTGCTTCTGAACTAACTGTAAGTATTGATCAACAAGTTACTGGTGAAGAATTAAACTCAACAACGGATAGTGTATTAGCTGGAACAAGTGCTGTAGCAACACCTAGCTCACCTTCCCCTATTGCAAACACTTCTGTTAATGATGTTTTTGGTGGAGAAACTAATGTAGTTCAAGTAACTTCTCCTTCTAATGATGAATGGGGAACTGAACCTTATGGACAAGGTTTTTGGGGTGTTGGAGATGGTATTACAATTTTTGTTGGCACTGAAACAGAACATATTGCAGACGGAAATGTAGAAGTTACAGGAAATCAAATCGACTTTGAAGCAGTAGGAACAGTAGAAATACCTGTGGTAGTTGAGGGTATACAAATAGCTTCTTCTGTTAATGATGTTTTTGGTGGGGAAGTTGTTGAAGTACAAGTCACTACAGCTTCGGCTACGAATTGGGGTGATGCTCCGTTTGGGGCAGGGCAGTTTGGTCAAGGTCCTGGAACAGATATCTCACAAGGTGGTGAAGAAATTGGATTACCTTCTCAAGAGGTGCCTGTTACAAATACTAATTTAACACTAAATTCATTTGCTAATAATCAACCTACAATTACAGCAGATGCTAACGTACCAATCACAGGTCAAGAAATAACAACTGTTTTAGGTAATGAAGACGCTATTCCAAATACTATAGCTAGTCCAACAGGTATTGAGCTTACAACAAGCATTAATAATGTTTTAGCAGGTATCAGTGATATTGCTTTACCTAGCGGAGTGACAATGACATCTAGTAGTGGTACAATAGGTTTAAATGCGTGGGAATTAGTTGACCCGGGAACAGCTCCGACTTGGACCGTAGTTGACAAGGCAGCGTAATAGAAATAAAATTAAAGAATTAATAAAGGATAAAAATTATGGCATCAGCATACTCAACAGATCTAAAATTAGAGCTAATGGTAACAGGGGAAAACTCTGGTACATGGGGCGATAAAACAAATACAAATTTAAACTTAGTACAACAAGCAATTGCAGGTTATGAAGCAATAAATGTTGCATCAGCAGATGTAACCTTAGTAATGACAAACGCAACTTTGTCAAACGCTAGAAATATGGTTCTTAATTTAACAGGAACTTTAGCTGCAAATAGAAGTTTAAATGTTCCGGACGGAATTGAAAAAACTTATATTGTTGCAGACAGTACTACAAGAGCGGGTTATACATTAACTATTAAAACTGTATCAGGTACAGGTGTAGCAATTCCAGCAGGTAAAACAGTTTTAGTTTATTCTGATGGTACAAATGTTGTTGACGTGTTCTTTATGAAAGATTTAGTAGAAGACACTACTCCTCAATTAGGCGGTAACTTAGATGCTAACGGAAATAATATTTTAATTGATAGTGGTAATTTCATCGGTGATGAAAATGGTTTAGAGCAAGTTAAATTTGCAACTACTGCATCAGCAGTAAATGAATTGACAGTTACAAACGCAGCAACAGGTAATGCACCTGAAGTATCTGCTACAGGTGGTGACACTAATATTGATTTTAATATTACACCAAAAGGAATTGGTAGAACAACTTTTAATGGTCAAGGTAAAATTCAAAGTGTTGCAGAAAAAGTTACAACTGAAGCAACGGCTGCTACAGGAACTGTTAACTATGATGTTTTAACACAAGCAGTATGGAATTTTACAACAGATGCATCAGGTAACTGGACTTTAAATGTTAGAGGTGATGGATCAAATTCATTGGACTCAATCATGGACACAGGTGAGTCAATTACTATTGCGCACATTGTTTCTCAAGGTGCTACAGCTTATTACAATTCAGCATTTCAAATTGATGGATCGAGTGTTACTCCAGAATGGCAAGGCGGAGCAGCCCCCACTGAAGGTAATGCAAGTTCATTAGATAGTTATACATATACAATTATTAAAACTGCAAGCGCAACGTTTACAGTTCTTGCATCGCAAACACAGTTTGCGTAATAAAAGGAGAATAAAAATATGCCTTTAAAATCAACATTTGGAGCAGGATCAATAAACGGATTTGGTGCTGGAGGAGAAGTATTACCTGTTGACGTAGATTATTTAGTAGTAGCAGGTGGTGGTGGAGCTGGTTGTAATAGAGCTGGTGGAGGTGGAGCTGGAGGTTATAGAGCTTCAGGATATGGACCAGCCCCTCTTCAAGGAGCAGCTTTAGGTTTAACACCAGGTTCTTTTGCAGTGGTAGTTGGTGGAGGCGGTGTAGGACACACAAGTTATGGTACACCGGCACCCGGTTCAACTGGAAGTGTCTCAAGTTTTAATGCGCCAGGAACAGATTTAACAGACGCAATAACATCAAGTGGTGGGGGAGCTGGTGGACAGGGTTTACCAGGTGGGTCTGGTGGTGGAGGACTTTGGTCTCCATCTGGTGCTAATACAGGTAATGCAGGTGGATTTACAATTCCAGAAGGAAATAATGGAGGTGCTGCCTCGGGTTCTGCTCCATCTTATGGTGGTGGTGGAGGTGGTGGAGCAACCGCTGTTGGTGCTGGAGGTAGTTCAAGTTCTGGTGGAGCTGGAGGTGCAGGTGCACCAAATACAATTTTAGGACCGGCTACAACATACGCTGGTGGTGGAGGTGGTGGTGGATCTTCTAATACACCTGGAGGTGCAGGTGGAGCTGGAGGTGGTGGTGCAGGTGGAACAAGTGCAGCTGCAGGAAGTACTAACACTGGTGGCGGAGGTGGTGGTAGATCTGCTCCAGGAACTGAAGGTTCAGGAAGTGCTGGCGGAGCTGGTGGGTCAGGAGTTGTGGTTGTCAGAGGTCCAAGTGCAGTTACATTTAGTGTAGCTCCAGGAACTAATGCAACAGCAACAACTCCAGGAGGTTGTAAAACTGCAACATTTACAGTTTCAGGAACTTTAACAATAGGATAATTTATAAAAATATGGCACATTTCGCAGAACTAAAAGTAAAAACAGATCCAACAGGATTCACATCAGACTCTCATCAGATTGTTGAAAGAGTAGTAGTTGTAGGTAACGATGTTACGACAGCAGCTGGACCATTAGGAGATAATGATATGCATGTTGATGGAGAAACATGGTGTATTAATTTTTTCAAAGGTGGAATCTGGAAACAGACTTCTTACAATAATAATTTCAGAAAATTATATTGTGGAACAGGTCATGTATATGATTCTGTAAAAGATAAATTTTTAAGTCCACAACCTTTTGCTTCATGGACACTAGATGCTAGTGACGATTGGCAAGCGCCAGTAACTTATCCAACGATTACAACTTATGACACAGATAAAGTTTATTCAATAAGTTGGAACGAAGCAGGATTAAAATGGACTGCAACAGATCACGAAGACCCACAAAATAATTTCAATTGGGATGCATCAGCACTAGCTTGGGTATCCGCATAATTATACTTGTAAATTGATCTAGATCAATTCTTTTAATTATACTTTACAAATATTTTTAAATCATTTATAACATTTTCATAAAGACATATTATGAATTTAACAAATTACTATTGGTATTTTAAATCAGCAATTCCAGAACATATCTGCGATGACATTTCTAAATACGGAAAACAGTTACAAGAACAAATGGCATTCACGGGTGGTTATGGTGATAAAAAATTAAATAAAAAACAACTTATAGATTTAAAAAAGAAAAGAGATTCAGATATTGTTTGGATGAATGATAGATGGGTTTATAAAGAAATTCAACCTTATATACATCAAGCAAACGCAAGTGCTGGTTGGAATTTTAATTGGGATTATTCTGAGTCTTGTCAATTTACAAAATATAAAAAAGGCCAGTATTATGATTGGCATTGTGATAGCTGGGATCAACCTTATATAAGACAACAAGGTGATCCAACACATGGAAAAATTAGAAAATTATCTGTAACGGTTACTCTATCAGACCCAAAAGATTATAAGGGTGGAGAATTAGAATTTGATTTTAGAAATTTAGATCCAGATAAAAAAAGAAACGTTAAAAAATGTACAGAGATACTCCCTAAAGGATCATTGGTTGTATTTCCTTCTTTTGTATGGCATAGAGTATGTCCAGTTAAAAGTGGTGAACGAAACAGTTTGGTTATCTGGAATTTAGGATACCCATTTCAATAAAGTAGAAATATGAAAAAGAAGAAAAAAAAAATAAAGAAACCAACTAAAGTTACTTACCCTATTCAATTAAATAGAGAAGATTATTTTAAATGTCCAATCTGGTTTGCAGATGCACCAGAGTTTGAAAAAAAATTAAACGATGCATCCGATAAATATATTGAAGCATCTAAAAAAATTTTAAAGCCAGCAATAGATAAACGTAATAAAAAGTTTGGTGATAAAGGAGACATGGGTCATGTATTCCATTCTACATCTTTAATTGGTGATCCTGACTTTTTAGAATTACAAAATTATATTGGTGCAACATCCCATAATCTATTAATTGAAATGGGTTTTGATATGTCAGGTCATCAATTGTTTACTACAGAAATGTGGGTACAAGAGTTTGCTAAAAAAGGTGGCGGACACCATACTTTACATACGCATTGGAATAGTCATATCTCAGGTTTTTATTTTTTAAAAGCTAGTGAGAAAACATCACTACCTTTATTTGAAGATCCAAGAGCAGGGAATGTAATGAATTTGTTACCAGAGTTAGATAAATCAAAAGTAACTTATGCTAGTTCAGCAATAAATTATCAAGTTAAACCAGGTCGAATGATATTCTTTCCATCATATATGC